TGTGATTGCCATTGCCTGTCTTACATCATAATATCTAAAGTATTGATTACCGATGGCACCGTAAGCACTATTTAATGCAATCTTCTTTGCCCATTGAATATTATGACAACGAGCAATCTCATTTAATAAACTAGGGTCTTTAGTTTCATTATATTTTTTCTTCGCCTCTAACATTAGTTTCTTATACGTAACACGATCATTATACATTTTACCTAATAGTTTAGGAAGAAATCCTGCACTATCAGTTTTAAATAATGCACCGTTTGGTGTTATTGTTGCACCTTCCGTTTTAAGATATGTTAGAGGCGTTGCTTGTGTTAACATCTTATTCACAGTTATACCATTTGGTTTCATACCTATAATTTTTTCTGGAGAAATATTATATTGCATAATCAAATGTGGGTATAGTGAATTGATGTCAAACGAAACAATCCATTTGTGCATACCTACTAGAGGATCTTTTACATACGCACCAGGATATTTTTCATCTTTGATGTTATCTTCTTTTGGTGGTATGACTATATTATCTTTACGTAAGAAGTTGTAAATCAATGTATCCCAAAATCTAACTTGTGAGAATACATCTTGGTAGTTTACTTTTGCCTCATACGCCATTGTTAAGATTAGTTCAATTAGTTTTAGTTTATCTTCTAACTGGTCAACAATCTCAACGTCTTTAATATTGTAATCAATAAATGATTGATAATCTTTTGTGTACCATTCTCTAAATGTATCGTAAGGGTTTTCATCTTTAGGTAATCCTAATTCTACTTTACCAATATGATCTAACTTATAACTCTCTTGTCTTGCTGGTATAAACTTTTTATATAAGTCAAGGTAATCTAACATTGCAATTCCGTATAAGGTATAATATAATTGTGATCGACCTCTTACAACTATTTCTTCGGTGCCTACTAAATTCCAAGGCGATAATCTTCTTATAACTTTTTCATCTGTTAATAATTTAATTCTGTTACATAGATAAGGCAAATCAAAAAACTTTGTATTCCAACCTGTAATTACATCTGGATAGTTCTTCATCCAAAACTTCATAAACTCCATAATTAATGATTTTTCAGACTTACATCTTATATAAGTTACATCTGTTCTATCAGTTTTAAATTCACCTGTACCCCACGTAATAATCTGTTTGTTAGATTGATTTTTAACTGTGATTGCTAATAGTTCTTCTACTGGATTTTGTACATCAGGAAAACCATTTTCAGCACTACACTCTATATCAAGTGTAAAGATTTTAATATGATCTTTTGAAAACTGTATATCATTAGGAAATTCATCTGCAATATACTGATACTGATAACGATCCATACCAAAGATAGGTGCATTTTCAGTATTATAACTTCGTTTAAAATCTCTTGCCTTTTTAATACTACCAAACTTAATTGGTTTTAAACATTGACCTGTAAGTGTTTTAAATTCTGTATCTTGTTGAGAGATAGCATAAAGAGTTGGACTATAATCAATCTTTTCTTTATACTCTTGTCCATCGTGTACTCCTCGTACTAGAAGTTTGCCGTGGTGTTCAATTACTGATTTATAAAAGTTCATCATCCCTCAAATGTAAAGTTATATTATCAAGTTCTTTAGTAAGCATTATCTGACAACCTAATCTACTAACACCTTTCTTATAACCATTTTCATATTCTAATAATTCTTGTTCAGGTGTATTATAATCTATTTTGCCTAATTTGTCAACCCAGGCATTATTAACGTACACGTGGCAAGTACCACAAGCACAACACCCACCACAAGTGGCAGGTATTTCTTCCAAGTTTGCCTCTCTGGCTGCTTCCATTACAGTCCAACCGACAGGTACCTTTACTTGGACTTTCTCATTGTTTGTCCTAATAAAGTTTACTGTTATCACTTTTTCAAAGTCGGTATAGATGTTTCTGTAATTAAATCTGCTTTCGGTGTTATTATTCTACTTGTATTTTGTTGATACGAAGCAAGTATTTCTCTTTTTGGATTTACAATAGAAACTATATTTGCTGTTTTAATTTCAATTTCTTCACTATCAGCATATGGACTATACAAAGTCATCATCAATTGTACAGGTTTACCTGGTCCTTGTTGATGTGGTATAATTACAAATGGTTGTTTTAGTTTAGTTGTTTCTACTGACTTATCTATAATCTTTGCGATTATATCCTCTCCTGTTGAGAGTCTCATTATTTTCACGTCTGACATAATATTTCTCCTTATTATATTAATATATCATAACTTGACTTAAATGTCAATGTTATTTCTTCTCAAAACCAACTTTATCTTGTTTACCTTCTTTTTCTATAGGTCTCATTCTCTTACTTAATACAAACGTTCTATTAGGGTTGACACTAACATTCATTTGACGCATTAAATCTCTATTAACTAATAAGTCTGAACCTGATCTTGGTCGCTGATCTAATCCTACTTCTACGTCTTTATACGTGAAACCATTAAATGTAATGTCCATCAAACAAGTTGGTCTAATTTCTGATGGTTCATCCGAGGCATTTGATCTGTAAACTTTACTATCACCATTTTTAGGTTTAGAATAAATCTTACCATCATATTTCCATTTTATTATTTTGCCTTTGTATTCTAATATTTCATCTGCGTGTAAGGCACAAGCGTGAGAACCATTACCTGTATCAAACTTTGCTCTTACTTTTCCTATATCATTTAATTCAACTGTTTCTAACCAACCACATTCAGAATTTGCCTGTCTATCCCAATGACTTCTTTTTGATACCCAATCAATTACATTGTACATCATTTTTTCGCCATCTATTCTACCAGCAGGTTCGGGATCAGCATAGTAATCTTTATATTGATAACCTTCATAGTCTGCACCTGAACCAGGACTGCCATTAATTTCTAATATATAAGGTTTACCTTTAAATACAATATGGTCAACACCTACCATATATGCTTTTGAAGCTCTAGCAGTTTTTAATACTAAATCTTTTTCTTCTTCACTTAATTTATATGGTTTTGCCTCAGCACCTCTATGTGTATTTGATCTGAAATCATAACTAGAGTGTATTCTTTTTGTACTAGCAAATATTTTATTATCTACTACAAATGTTCTTACATCAAATGCTGTAGGCATAAATTCTTGTATTAGTAATTCAGCATCGTGCTTCCACAATGATTGAATTGTAGATACTAAACCTTCGTAACTTTCAATTTTAATTACACCGATACCTTGTGTACCTGTAAGTGTTTTAAGTATGATAGGAAATTTATTACCTACTAATTTTACTGCGTCATCTATGTTTTTTTCATTAGATACAAACGCTGTACGTGGTGTAGGTATACCAAATTTTTCAAATAGTAATGCTGATGTTAATTTGTTATCACACGTTAACATTGCTGATCGTGTGTTAACCATAAATGATGATGAGTTTTGAAAAGCAGATAATAAAGAAAGACCTGCCTCATCTTCTATTGAACCAGCACGTGTAATACAAACTGTATCTTTTCCTACAAAGGTATGTTCACTATCTCTACCGTCATAGTTGTAAACAGTTAATGTATTTTTTTCTTCGTCTTTACCTGTGATGATAGCATTTTTAGTATTGATAACAATACATTTAAATCCTTTTTTCTCACACGCTTTTTCTATAAGACGTACTGTACCTTCTTTTTTAGCAGGTGCACCAGTCTTTTGTTTTTTAACGTTAGGATTTGCTTTTGTAATGATAGCAACCGTAATAGGGTTATCTTTACGTTCTACGTCTTGCTCTGTAAAAAATTCTTTAAACTTCGGTATTTGCATTGTCGCTATCTTCAGTTGTAACTTTTTTTCCTATGTTATATTTAGCAGATAAGTTCCATTCTTTTTTTTCTTTAAATGGTAAAACTTTTATCTGACTTAAAGGCGCTTTGTTTTCTGCGTCTTCTTTTTTAACTATATCTATTAAGTTCCAGTCTTGTAGTAAAATAGCGATTGTGTTTCTTCTTTGTATATCATTTTCAACTAAAGTTGCTTTCTTGCCATCTAAAGCAAAAAGTTCTTTAAAGTGTACGATATAGTATTTACCTTGTTTGTGTAATATATGACACGATTGAAATAGTGTTTTATCTTTACGACTTGCAACACCTATACGTGTCAATGTTTCTCTAACTTTTAGGAAATCGTCTGGTTGTTTGATTGTGACCTCTAACATACTATCAGGCGTCCATTGTATTTCTTCACTCATTTTGTTCTCCCACCTTTTTTCAAGGTTTCTTTAATATCTTCAATTTGTTGTTTTGTTAGTATGTTGAGAGCCTCTCTAGCTTTCTCATTACCATAACCAAAATACTCTTTCACATACTCTAAATCTTTCAATTTGGATTGCTTCAGCCAACGGCCACCAAATCTTTTTTTCTTTCTTACACTATTTATTAGAAATTGAAATTGTACTTTATTGGTTAAGAAGTGATAACCATTCATTTCATTTGCTTGAGGAAGAGTATCCCAAAACATAGATAAACAACGGTTAATTATATACGCAGGATATTTCTTTGCCCACGCCTCATCGCCAGTATTCATCAAGTCTTGTTTAGACTCATTGATCGCTTTTAAATATTCTTTCAATTCATACATAATATAAAACTTTTATTAATGTCTTTTATCGTGTTTTCTGTGACCTTTATGAGAACCCATATAGTAATCGCCTGGTTCATAATTCCAAACTTTACCGTGATGACCTCTAATATCAGCCCAAAACATTCTTAATTTTACTATTAATGTTCTAAAAAATGTTCTTTTCGCCATTCTATCCTCTTACTTAAACTTACAAGTTGCCATTATTTCTGTTAGGCAAGCGACCATATTTATCTCTTGGTCAGCGACAAATGCCGATTTATATTGATATCCTGCCAATAAAAGTATTGCCTGTGGTATAGATGTTGGTTGAAGATACTCTTTTAGTGATGAGTAGATAGACTTGAATAAGTCTG